AGGGGCCGTAGCACTTAAGCTATAGAATGCTTTATGTTCTGCTTTACTAAGCTCAGGCATGTTCATTATCCGCCTCAAATAGTTCTGCAAAAGCATATCATCGTTTATCTTCAAGCCCATAGCGCGAAGCATCAACGCAACTTCCTTAAGAGATGGTGTTTGAATTTGTCCAGGAATTATTTTTGGGAACTCCGTAATATCTGTAATGTTGTTTGCTCGGAATAACCGCGGCACAGCATCTGTATTAAATACATCCGCAATATTTAGCAGCTGAGACTGTAGAGAAGCGGCTAGCATTGATTGCTTAGTATCTGCCAGAGCAAAAGAACCAGACTTATTACCAAGAAGAATGATATCAGAAAGCATTGTTATTGCTATTCTATTATCATATCTCTCAATAGTACTTCCAATATCTATCTGCCTAGAAGAACCAGAAGTAAGTAACTTAAGTTCCCAGCCATAAGGAAGCAATACACCTTCCTCACTATCTCGGCGCACGTTAGCTACAAGCTCTTCCGCTCGTGTCCGTAAGGCACACATGATAGGGTCGTCTTCATTCCACAAGTCAAGGCCATCAGGAGATTGCAAAACAGGAAAGCCTGCAAGGTCTCTTTCAATACCTATTCCCTCAATCTCTTCAAAATGCTTCTTAAAGAACCAAGGTCTGTAAGCATTACGTAACAAAGACTTGCCCTCAGGATTGTCTCTTGTTACACGCGTACGGAAAAGCAAGCCTTTGTTAAACGGTATAATGACTTTATTATAATCAGGTTCCGCTAGCTGTTCAAAGGCAACGGCTTCATTCTCAGCATTAAATATCCAACCATTAAGAGAAGTCTGAGAACGTACAGGCAGTACTCTCCAACCAATCCTGCCGTCAGAATACTTACTCTTATAACGCCTACTACGCTCAAACGGTCCCCGTCTAACCTTGTAGACTATCTCATGAAAACTAAACCCATACGTAAGCATAGATAAAATTTCTGAAATAGTATCTGGCCAAGACATTTCCATATCATCCATACAGCTTTTCAAGAACGTAGCAGCCTCTACATCTGCTGTTTTTGTAGAAGCAGGCTCTACAGACCAGGTTGTACCACGGATAAGCATCTCCGCAAGGTATAAAATAGCCCCAATAACTGGGTCATTATCAGCCATTTCCTGGTATATCTTACCTGCTCTAGGCCAGCGAAGCTCCGGCAGAAATTCTTCGTAAATGTACGGACCATATCGCTTTAATCCTGTAGTACCTATTTGTTTATAGTTTACTACTTTATTTGTGACAGTTGTACTTACAACGCGTCCTTTGTCACTCAATTGGCTCACCTCCTGTTAAATTTAGACCAGTAAGAACCCCCTGCTTTTTTAATGCTTGAAGGCGCTCTAACCAGAGATGCCCCCCTAAAGAAGTTAAACGCACCAGAGAACCCGTCAATAGTGTCGTCCTTTATTCCATAAGGAAAAACATCAGCCTCATCTAAAAACGGCAAAATATTGCGACATTTGTTAGATATAAGCACTTTTCCTCCCTGGGAAGCAGCAGAAGCAGTTCTTGCTCGTTCTATTTTAGAACCAGAAGATACTACACCTTCAAAATCATAACCGTTTAATACGCCGCGTGAAAAATGGTCAATAGTATACGCGCCTGATGAGCCCGGTTCCTGTTCCATTCTAATGGCTACAGAATATCCATCTTCTTCTGCGGTAGCTTTAATAATCTTTTCCACGTCATACGGAAGTTTTTGAACACGCACAATATCTTCAATCCAAAACATACCTTGGTAGTGTGTAAGCTTAAAACCAACCGTCCAGTCAGGTTCTCGCTTATCTCTTGACTTAGTTTTGCGCTTTGTTGGGTCTGTAGATGCCATATCCCAATATCGTACAGTTCTTGCACCAGCTGGCTTATTATCAAACGGCACAATATTGAACCAGTGCCTGTTAAACATATCACCTGCGGCCTTAATTTCCCAGTTACCATTAAGCAAGCGCTCCCTCTCAACCGGGTCTAGCTCGTCTAATGACTCCCTATAGGCATCAGCATCAAGATACGGGTTATCATCTAAACCAGCTTGTATAAATATCCTACCTTTTTCTTTGCCTTCCTTAAAGAACCGTTGGTAATAATATTCTCCGAACTGTCCTCCAGGGTTTGCCGTGGCTCTAAACCGCAGGGGTACTTGCATTACCTTAGACTTTCTTAATCTAGAAAACAAATACCTGTAGTTAGCTGGGTCAATATGCGTAACCTCGTCCATACCTACATACTGGAACTCCGCGCCCTGGTATCTATAACAGTCATTTGCAGACTCTAAGTAACCAAAGTTCAACGAAGCACCTGATGGGAAGGTGTACTGTTTATCTTTCTCAGACCAGCGAACCTCCTTGGCTTCTACAAAGGGCATAAGCCACTGCTTAGATAAGTCAATCAATGCTCCAGGCAGTGATAAGTCGGCGTAAGTCTTACGAAACAGAATAGCTGAATATCCTGGTACATCTACATATTGTAAAGCTCCCATAAGCTGAGCAACCGATTTTCCACCGCCCGCAGCTCCACCGTATAGAATTTCTTTCGTGTTGTTCATCAACAAGAAAGCACGCTGCTTAGGGGTAGGGTCGAGCGGGATATACTTCGTTAATCTTGGTGTTAAAAGTTTTTGTAGTTCAGCAGACTCTGGCAACTCCATAGTAGCGGCCTCCTTTCAATTAGAGTTAGCCCCGGGGTGAGCCGGGGCTCTCATTACTCGTCTTCGGTTTCTTCAAGCAAGTAGCCAACTTCGATATCATTAGCATGTCCTGCATCTGCAAGACCTTCGCCAATGACATAAGCTACAACAGCTGCTCCAGCCATGATGAGGGCCGTAACCTGAGTAGCTTGAGACTCTGCGCCGCCGAAGGCAACAATCATCATACCTACAAAGCTTGCGAGAGACATCCAGAATTTGCGACTAGTAAGCTTCCGTACCCAGTCAATCTTATTCATGCCAGTACCTCCTTATTCATTTCCACCTGCCTGCCGCATAATGGCACGCCATTTGAATATTGTATTCAGTCTATCTTGACTGAAAAACACTTGTCTCATCATCCAGTCCTTGAAGTCATCAGCTCCCTTAGAACTGTTACATGTGACGCATGCTGGTACAATATTCTCTGGTATAGTTTCACCGCCCTGACTTACGGGCAGAAGATGGTCCTTAGTTAATCTCTGGTTCTTGCGTGGAGTACCCCCGCAAAACGCGCACTTGCCTCCAAAGTAAATGAGACAGTTCTTCCAATCCTGATGCGTAAACGCTGGGTTCTCCTCGCCGCGGCGCTTCTGACCTCCTATAAAGTCAGAGTGCCTCTTCTTATTCCTATTCTCATTGCGTCGGATATTGTAGCACACCTTGCAGTCCAGCCTGTAGGCAGTGTTGCCGTTATTGTCGACTCCGTTCTTTGGGAAATCTACAAGTGACTTAATCTGGCCGCAGAACACACACCGCCGGGTGCCGTTGGCGAACGTTTCCGACTCATACTCGCCATACATCTTCTTATTCCTCATCGACTAATCAATCCTCCATGACGATAGACGAGCTCTGCCCTTCCTTGTCTGTCAAGGCTACTTCAGTAGTCTCAGTCCGTCGCACACCAATATGTGTAATATCGCCCAGTGCTCCTGCCTTCATAAGAATTTCCATGACCTCATTCAAGTCATCTTTCTTAGTCAGGTTCTTCTTAAGCCCAGGGTTGTCATTGTCAACCACGAGTGGTCGCCGCGCTTCCTCTTGCTCAATAGTGTCGGTTCTCGCTTTGCGCTCCATGTCAGCAGCCAGCTTCGCCAGCGCCACTATCTCACCGGGCCGCAGAGCATCCGCATCAATCCTGTCAATAGCTGTCTTGAGCTTATTGCGGATAGTAGACGCCATATCTACATGTTCCTTGTTCATGCTAAGTATCTCGTCGCGGCGCTGCAGCATAGTGATGCGGTCACACTCCGCTATCCACATCTGCATCCGCATAGGAAAAGTCCAGCGTTGTGCAATCTTCTTAACCACGTTGTAGGTAGTATTAAGTTGCTCAGCCACGTCACCATACGACGGTTTCTTGCCTGGGTAACTGTCTCTATAAGCCAGCCACACGGTATACTCCCACTGAGTCTCGCCGGGCTGCTGCAGCCACACGTCAAGTCCTTGCTCCGTAGCCTCAGCGACCCAATCCCCTTGATGCTGTCTATAATAAGTTATGCGAGTATCCTCAGCATGCGCACAATCAGAACACATATGCCGGTTAACGTTGTGCTGCGGCTTACTTTGCCCACATCGCGGGCAGACTATAGTCGGTGTAACTACAAGGTCTTTTTCATTTTCATTCATAGCTGCCTCGCCTCCTTACTTTATTATACGTGATTTAGCTGCGATATATAGCTACAAGTGCCTCTGGCGTATACTAGGAAACGTAAGTAATACCGCGTAAATAACTCACGTGTTGCGCGTACGTGAGATACTCCTTAATAAATCGCCGCCTTATACATTACGGACGTGTTACGAGCTCCCTAATATTTGCAGCACGTTAATTATACGCATATAATTATGTATATAATTATATTAAAAATCGGTCCGGTATCTACAAATCTTATCCCTCTCTTGCCCAGGGCGACTAGGCGGTGCTGGGATGCTGGCTTAATTTTAGGCTGTGTATCAACGCCTCATTTAGCCGGTATCTCTTAATGCTTATATTCTTAGGCTACTGCGCTAATATTATATTATATTATGTTTCTATTCTGGATTGCGTGCCGCCGCGCCAGGCGCTGTGCATTTTGCACAGAAGGAGACTATAATTTTTGGCTATTCTGCACAGAATAAACATTATGTCGTATTGCACAGAAATATTTCTTAAAGTTCGTGCAAAACGTCAGTATACAGTCTTGACCGATTATGATATTATATCATTAGAGCTTAAGCAATAAATAAAGCTCAAAAAAAAAAAATGAAAGCGAGCGAAAAATCATGACAAAAATTTTATTAGACGAAAAAACTTACGAAATGTTCGAAGACTGTAGAAATTTTATACAAGAATTAATGCAGAGAAAAAATGTCGAAATCGAAGATTTAGAATTTATTGCAGAAACTATTTCTAGATTAAATTCAAATATAGAATTTTAGTCTAAATTTAAATATAGACTTTTAGTCTATATTTTTGAGCAAAAGTTTGGAAGAAATTAAATAACGATTTTTGCTCAAAAATATAGCTTAAACGCTATAAAATTTATTAAAAGAAAGTGAGCGAAAAACATGACAAGTCTAAAAAAAGTCGAAGCAAAAGCAAAAGAATTAGGCACAGTCGAAGCAGTAGCAAAAGAACTTAAAAGAATTCAGTCAATTAAATGTAGACTGAAAAAACAGAAGGGAAAAATCACGTATGAACAAGAAATGCAAGAAGTCTTAAAGCAAGAGCAAATCTTAAAAGAAGCAAGACAACTTTTAGACCCTAAAGAAAAACCCGTAACGCAATACGAACAGGCCGACGTTGACCAACTTGATTATGACGAAACGATTAAAGCAATCCGTTCAATTCAATCGAAAAAGACTTTAAGCAGATGGCTGACGACGACCGACGGCGACAACGACGAATTTAGAAACGCCGAACGAATCGAAAAAATGTTGATTGCAAGACGCGAAACGATTAAGCCGGTTGATGAAAACAACGTTAGAAAAACTGAAATTCAAACGATAATAGACACGATTGAAAGTTCCGGCGAATTAAGCCAAGAAAAAATAACCGAATTGCTAAAGAATTTAATCTAAGAATTGCCGGGTCAGAAATGACCCGGCTTTTCTGTGCAGAATTGCCGGGTCAGAAATGACCCGGCTTTTCTGTGCAAATCTACTAGCTCGCGGACAGCCTCAGCCGGACTGAGCGAAAGCAACGAGCACAGCCGCGGTCAGTCAAGACCGTACCCCCGCCGCTAAAAGCGACTTCAGCTGCGCAGCGCAAATTCCCCGCCGCGTAAAAGCGGTTTCAGCCGCTCCGCTGCTGTACGCGGCCGCTAAAAGCCGCAACTAGTCTGTGCAGCACTCCGGCCGCTAAAAGGGCAAAAAGATGCGCCGCCAATTGGCGGCGCATTGCTTATTTTCTGTTGACCATTTTCATAAGCTCATTCACGCTTGTGTCGAACCTCGCTGCCTCATCGCAAGGGGTGTGGTGCAGTTCATTGTCATTAAATAGGTCGCGGATAAATTCATAAGCCGCGTGTAGAACCTTGTCGCCTAGCCCAAAGGAGTGACGCATGTCAATCGCTCGTTTGTACTCCTCAAAGGTAGGATGAGGGTCAATGCCCGCGCCCTCTCTTTTGCGATACACTCTTGCGTAGTCCTCATAGGTAGTCTCATTCAAGAGGTCAAGCATGCTTGACTCATGGATGACGTAGCAGGAGTCCCACGTCACTTCGCCCACGCGAGTTTTCTCATTCACAAGTTCCTCAATCATCGCTCTAAGCTCCGCGCGTTGATGCTCGTAGTCATCCGCACTCTCCACCTCATTCACCACGATGGGGATATGGCTTGTGGTCGCTTGCTCAAAGGCATAGTCAAGCACTTTCATTAAGTTGTCAATTGTCATAGTATTGCCTCACTTTCTTAATTTGAGATATTCTCAATCTCTAATAATATTATATCACGAAATCACGCGGCTGCGCACATGTTTCACAAATATATTCTAGTGCCGCTGCAGCTCGCGGTCAGCCTCAGCAAGACTGAGTGGCACGGCATTTTCTAGTAGCTACAACCAGTCTGGGAACTGTACGCGGCCGCTAAAAGCGTCAGTCAGTATGCACCGTGCCGCGGCCGCATAAAAGTACACCGCGGCTCTGAGCCGCGGTGGTGTGCAGTTTATCGGAATTTTACTAATATTGCTTGCATTCGGTCAAAGTGTTCATCAGTGCTGCCAGCTAAACTATCTCGGTAGTCACAAATCAAATCACGAACGATTTCCGACTCTTGTTCAGTCAACGCAACTGATTTTTTAGTCTCTTTGTAAGTATCAACGGCATTTCGCAGTGCGTGTAAATCACCGATTTCTACATCAAATGCTTCCAGCAGTATTTCTAGTTCAAGAAGCACTCTTTCAGCGTCTACGCGCAGCCAATGTCTTAAATTCATATCGCCCAACTTTCTGCCGCAATGCGGCGGTTTATTAGCTCTCTCAAGCTTAATTATATTATATCATATCTGCACGCGGATTGTGTCAGTTCTTAGAAATATTTATTACAGCTGCGCAGCCTCAGTCAGTCCGCGTCTAGTTATCTACTAGTCCGCAGCCGGCCTCAGCCAAGCTGTGCGGAAGCAACGCCGCGTAAAAGCGCACAGCCTCGACTGAACGGTGCCGCGTAAAAGCGCACAGCCTCAGCTTGGTGGTACT